TCGTGGTCTTTGTTGTGATGATCGGCAATGTATTCTTGAAACTGATACAACATGTCCTCATTACTGGCTCCAGCAGATCCGTAATTGAAAAATTTATCAAAACCCATTTTACGTTGCAGTAGGTCGCCGTAAGGTACCTCATGGGGAGGAGTCAGCTCTCCACCTTGTGGCCAGCTGTCGCCAAATGTTAATAGTACTTTATGTGTCATTGGATACAGTGCCTTTGACTGTGGGGGTAATAATTCTACTGATTCCTTTGTCTGGGCAAAATTTACATTGTGGAATTGGATGATTCAAACTTTCCACCCAATCATCTTTGTAAAGTTCAAAGTTGTCCAAGGTCAGTGGCCGGTAGCTGTTCATGATCTGGCGATCTGAATCAGAAATGTCAAATTGATTTTGTTCGTCAAATTCTGGAAACAAGGCTGCTGGGCCGCACTTGTATATTTTTCCGCGAACAAAGTGATAACATTTAAATTTAACGAATCCACACTGTTGATGGCTGCGCACAGGATCACTGTCATGCACAACAAATCGGCCAGTGTTGTTTAACTGTACAGCGGATGTCTGGAAAGCATTGGCCAGGTACATGCAAACAATAACACCATTTTTATCAACTACGGTCCAATATGAATCCCACCCTTGCCAATTTGGCGGTGGCGGAATGTTTAATTTCACACCAAATTCTACCACAACAGTGTCAAGAAAATCCAATATGTTTTGACGCAACATTTCAAAGTCTGCTAGGTTGTGCAGACTTACCCCAATGTGATTTGCTGGCCGCGACTGAGGTCGAGGTTTGATCATTGCTTTGTACAGCCCCGGAACGTAATTCAGGCGGGTGCCATTTGACAGAATTTCAACATCACAATTAAATATTTCGTTTAGTCCTTCTACCCATTCACTGAGAGTAGGGTTAAGTGTGGGCTCACCACCTAAGATGGTTATGGCTCGTAGTTCAATTCGCTCTGCCCACTGTCGGTAGATGTCTTCGTAATCACTCCAGCGTTGCCATCCTGAAAATTTATGGTTGTTAAACCGATTGCAATTGTCACAGGTATAATTGCAGACATTGGTAATGTAAAATTCTACTTTTTCATTGAATTTCAATTTCATATGGCTATATTTACCAGCTCTTGAGTATGATCAAGTTCTCTGTGCCACGGGCATTCCATGCAGTTTCTGTAGCTTTGATATCCTTGAATGCTTTACGAGCAGCCGGCTTACCGGCACCCACGATGCCTTTGAGTTGTTCAGCTGGTTTGCGCAGAGTTTTTTGCATGGTGTCCACAGTTGAGAACCCAATGATTGAGTTGTTCTTCACAGTGAATGCCTGTGTGTGGCTATCTGCCACCAGGTGGATGAGCTTGCGTTTTTTGCTGTCATACAACCAGGCTTCTGTTTTGTCCACCAGGCTCGCGGCTGGTAAACTCTTGAGTTTGAGTTCGGCAAACTCTGCCAGAATCTTGAACTTGGCCGCACGTTTTTCTGGTGGCACTGCCTTTACTTTGCGAGGCTTGCGCTCCACTTTCTTGATCTGCACATAGGCACCGCAGTCGTTTACAACGGCTTCGCAAAACTTGATCACATTGCGAAGTTGAATTTTACTAAGATGGCTGTAGCCTTCTACCAGTTGTGCATCTTTGCCTTCTGCCACACGCTCAAACTCTGTGAGCTTGCGTTTCCAGTTGTCTGTAATTTGGCTGATCATTTGCGGTGCAATATTTAGACCACGCATGATTGTGACAGGTTTAAAATCTGCTGTCATTTTGGCGCCACTCAGCAAGAACTCGTCAAACAACCCTTCCAATTCGCCATTGCACTCTGCTGTTTTTTCGCGCAGTCGGTCTTGAATGGTAATTCGTGGTGTGGCATCTTCCACTACTGCTTCGGGCGCAACTTCGTTCTGCTTGCTGTGCAGTATTTCTTTCAGTTGGTTTTGTAATTTGAGCTGTTCTGCATCTAATAGTTCCAATCCAACCATGCTCATGCGACACAACCAGCCTGTGGTCAGTCGAATTGCTGAGTCCGGAATGCCACGGAGCAGTCGCACGTCTGCCTTACGGTCATGTGTTTCCAGGTAGTTCACAATCATGTCCCGGGCATCTTTTTTGCCATAAAAATAATTGTACCAGGAGAATGCTTCACTTAACCTGGTTTTTCTGTATTCAGTGGGCTGGACTTGCCAAGTTGGCTCTCCGCCCAGAATGTTGGTGTCGGCACTGCGAGGGTTTAGCAGTTTGATTTTGAATGTGGTGCTCATATGTGTCCTTACTTATTTTACAGGTAAATCTCGGCAGAGTTCAAACAATTGCGTGGCACGTTTGAGTTTGAAGTTTTTGTGGTTGTACATGTATTTTCTCTTGCGCTCTGCAACATCAAGAGCCTCCATCAGCCGCCATTTGGTGTCAAAGTCTGACTGCATCAAAATACGATTCATATCCACAATGTCCAGGCTGTACTCCACCCATTTTTCTGTGGCTTTTATTAGGTCATAGGGCACCACTGCTTTGCTTTTGTTAGCAGTAGAGTACTTTGCAACAAAATTTGCTGCCTTTTGCATACGGACTCCTGTAGTGAACAAGTGTGTATTATAGCAGATCGTGATTATTTGGTCAACTGGGCAGAAAGTAGTACTAAAGTAAGATCTGATTCCCTGCGGAATGTGATCCAAAACGGGCGACGACCGTATCCGTTAGCCTTGCCAAAATATGCATGCCAGTCATTGTCGGGCATGTAGCCTTGGGCTCCCAGTTTGGTATCGCATATTTTTTCAAGAGGAACGCCTTCTCCCAGCCATGAATCACATCGCACAGCAATCACATGCCCGTGTTTTTTATATTGGCGGAATCTACGGTTTAATCGAACTACTTTCATTCCCAAAGTATAGCAGATTAGGAATTATTGGTCAACCTGCCCATAAATATACACTATGCCACGTCTAAGTTTATACCGCCCAAATCGCACAAGAGACTACCAATTTTTTGACCGTACTATCAGTGAAATGTACACTGTGGGCGGCTTGGATATCCTTGTTCACAAGTATCTAGGGCCAGAAACTGGCGGCCAAGATTCTGCATTCAGCGGCAATGCTGATGCCACTCAACCCGTTTATGAAACGCAAAGTGTACTGAACATTCAAGATCTGCTGTTGCTGGAAAATAGAGATAGAGTGTATGACACCGATATTTTTGTCATGCGCGGTGTGTACAACACACAAGACATTGATTTTGACCTTACACAATTTGGCTTGTTTTTGAACAATGACACGCTGTTTATCACGTTCCACTACAACGACATGATTGACACATTTGGTCGTAAACTCATGAACGGCGATGTGCTTGAGATTCCAAATCTAAAAGATTACAATCCGCTGAATCCTGCTATCCCAAAAGCATTTCCAAAATACTATGTGATACAAGATGCGGCGTTTGCTTCTGAAGGATTTTCACAAACGTGGTTGCCACACCTGTGGCGTGTAAAAGCCACACCACTGAACGATCAACAAGAATACAAATCAATCACTGACAAACCTTTTGTGGCTGAGTACATTTGGGATCCAGGCGATTTTTACCCCATGGGTTCTATTGTGAACTACGGAGATGTGTATTATCAAGCTCAGAAAAATACGCCAGCAGGCACAGAAATAACCAACACTGAATTTTGGGCATCGTATACTCCTGCTACCATTAGTGATGTGCAAGGTACTCGCACCAAAGACACTCAGATCAATGATGCTATCCTTACACAAGCAGATGCAGAAGTTCCATTGAGCGGGTATGACGTAACTAAATTTTATATTGAACCCACACAAGATGGGCAACCTGCCAATCCAGTAGGCCTTGGATCAGAAAGCACTGTCACAGTAGATGGCACACAGGGTGGCATGAATGTCACACCAAAGTCATTTGGTTATACCATGGGTTACCTCACTGGCGACGATATGGCACCAAATGGCCTGCCTGTCACGCCAGGTGTGAGTTTCCCAACCAATCCTGTAAGTGGAGATTATGCCTTGCGACTAGATTATCAACCAAATCGACTGTTCCGCTATGATGGCCGACGCTGGGTCAAAATTGAAAGCAATGTGCGTACAAACCTTAACAATGGTCCTACCAATGATACTTTGCGCTCGACCTTTGTGAACAATACATACACTGTGAAGACTACAGACTTGGGTAACATACCAAGTAGACAAAGTCTAAGCGAAATATTGAAACCCCGGGCTGACAATGGTGATCAAGGTGGCGACAAACCTGCCAATCCTAGACCTGGCACACAACCTGGACAGAAGTCGAGTTAACAATGCAAAGTTTTTTTTACGACGAACAAATACGCAGATTCTTACTGCAATTTACCAGAATCTTTTCAGGGTTCCAAATTGAGTACGGCAGAGAAGAAGGCAGCGAGAACGCAGCCTTGCTTAGAGTTCCAATTCGATACGGGGATTCAAGTAGAAATGCACAAACCATATTGCAAGACAATTCACGCAACAGTTTGCCGTCAACTCCGTTGATGACATTTTACATCACTGCATTAGATTACGATAGGCCCAGAATCCAAGAGCCTTACCATGTGAGTAAGGTTTCTGTGCGTCAACGCACTTACGATACCAGCACAGAAACTTACGAAACCACTCAAGGCAATGCATTTACCATTGAACGCCTGATGCCTGTTCCATACAAGCTGACTTTAAATTTAGATTTGTGGACTTCAAATACCAATCAAAAATTGCAATTGCTTGAACAAATTCTAACGCTGTTCAACCCCAGTCTGGAAATTCAAAGCACAGACAATTACATTGACTGGACTTCATTGAGTGTGGTGGAACTAGATGGTACCACATGGACGTCTAGAACTATTCCCATGGGCGCAGAAAATCCCATAGATATATGCACATTGCGATTCACATTGCCAATTTGGAT